GCAAGCGCGACCGCGCGCTGCTGCTGATCGGGTTCTCTGCTGCACTGCGGCGGTCCGAGCTCGTAGCGCTCAACCTCGCCGATATCGAAACGGTGCCCGAGGGGATCATCGTCAAGATCCGCCGGGCGAAGACCGACCAGGAAGGGCAGGGCGCCGAGATAGCGATCCCGCGAGGATCGAGACTCCGCCCGCTCGAGGCGCTCGCCGTCTGGCTCGAGCTGCGGCCCGACGCGTCCCCGCAATCCCCGCTGTTTGTGTCAGTGGGAAAGGGCGGGCGACCAGGTCTGCGCCTGTCCGACCGCGCCGTCGCGCTGATCGTGAAGCGCTGGGCCGCCGTCGCAAAGCTCGATCCCGCGATCTTCTCCGGCCATTCGCTGCGCGCCGGCTTCGTCACAAGCGCTCTCGATGATGGCGCCGACACCTTCAAGATTATGGACGTCACGAGACACAAGAGAGTGGAGACGCTGCGGATCTACGACCGCAGAGCAAAGGCGTTCAAGAACCACGCAGGGAAGGGATTCCTCTAAATGGGCAAGGCTGCGCTGAAAGTCGTCGAGACCCGCCGCGACATCGCGGACAGACTGCTGACGCTCCACGTGAAGCATGCCGCGCTCTTCGCGGAGATCGACGACCTGAAGGAAAAGCTGCGCAAGGCGGCCGAGGCTGCCGGAGCAGGCTTCACCGAGGAATTCGGCGAGGGCCAGAAGATCGCTGTCACGAAGGCGAGCGAGAGTAAATACAAGGGCACGATGCCGACGCTCGATCCCGCCGGCTATCTGAAGCTCGACGAGAAAGAGCGTCAGGGCCTGATCAGGAGCAAGGTCGTCGTGCTCAAGGATCTCTACACCGAAGCGCGCCGCCCGAGCGTCACCGTCAAGGTATGAATGGGCGCCGTCGTCGTATTCCCGCGGCAGTTCTCGAAAACGCCAAGCATGAAGCCGTGGCAAACGCCTACATCGCCGATCGCGAGCGCATCGGCTGGCGCGCCTATCAATCGGTCTACTCGAAGTCCTCGCAGCGGGCGGCCGAGACTTCTTGGTCCGCCCTCCTAAAAATTCCTGAGTTCTCCGACCGCGTCGCCGAGCTCGCCGAGCAGGCCGCCGGCACGGCTGTCATGACCGCGCAGGAGGTCCTGCAGGAGCTGTCGAAGATCGGCCGCGCCAACGCGGCGGACTTTGTTAAAGCCTTCGCCTGCATGGATCCGGTCGAGGCGGTCGACAGGCTCACGGCGGACCAGAATGCGGCGCTCGCCGAGGTCACGGTCGAGGATTTCATGGACGGCCGCGCCGGCGAGGTCCTCGAGGACCAGGCGCACGGCGGCGCCCTGAAGCGCTCGAGCGGACGCGAGGTCCGCCGTATCAGGTTCAAGCTGATCGCCAAGACGCCAGCCCTGGAGCTCCTGGGCAAGCACCACAAGCTCTACATCGACCGTCACGAGCACGACTTTGCCGCCGGCGTCGCCGAGCGCCTGGCCGCGGCGATCGCCCGCGTAGGAACCCCAAATGGCGAGCGAGAAGAAGACCAAGAACGACCGCCTCGTCGTTCGCCTCGAAAGCGAAGTGCGCGCAAGACTGCGCGAAAGAGCAGCAAAGCTCGGTCTCGATGAAGCAACCTATGTGCGGATGCTGATCCATGCCGATGTCAATGAAGTGCATCGCCCGGCTTTCGCGCCAGCACCCGCGAGCGTTCTGGATGGGCGTCGCGCTTACGGTGTGGATCCTGGTCTTTTCGTCGATCATCGTGGGGATTTGACCGAAGAGCCCGAACCGCCGCCGGTCGAAGAGATCGACGTCCCCGCAGATCCCGATGGGGATCTTGAACCCGTCGGCGCTAGGCCGAGCCTGCTCGACGAGATCGCCGCGCTGATGCCGAGCCCGCGCGCGCCGGAGCGCCAGGCGCCCGCCTATGCCCGGCATAGGCCTAACGGTACGCAGTTCCGCTCCCGCTTCAACAACCGCGATTGGGGCCGCACGGCCTGGGATGGCCCGGGCTCGATGACCCGCGCCGTCGGCGTCGGCGGCGACCTGAGGGGCAACCAGCAGGGCGACGGCATGGGGAATGTCACACGAGACAACTTTGCCCACTTCGGGGCGGTTGGGACGAGATCGAGATGAAGCTGTTTTCCTGCGTTGACCACGACGAACATTATTCTGTCGGGGTGGCCAGCGTGGTGGTGGCTGAGGATGAAGCGCAAGCTCGCGTTTTGCTCGATGAAGCGCTTACGGCTGCCGGGCTGAATCCGAATGAGCCTTATACGCTGAACGAAATTCCGCTCGATCAGCCGTCCGCTCACGTGCTGCATGACGGCAACTATTAGTCGAGACTTCGACAAGGTCGAGGCCTCCGTGCTCCAGTCTCGCGTCTTCAACGCCGCCGCCTCCTGCCGCCGCGACCCGCTGCGCTACGTGCGCATGGCCTATCCGTGGGGCGAGAAGGGCGGACCACTGGCCAAGTGGGATGGACCCGACGTCTGGCAGACCGAGGTCCTCGAATACATCCGGGACGAGCTGAACGCCACGACACCGGTCCGCGTGGCCATCGCCGGCGGCGTCGGCCCGGGCAAGACCGCGCTCGCGGCCTGGGTCGCCGACTGGGCGATGACGACCTATCCCGACTGCCGGGGAAGGGTGACAGCGAATACCGGCCGCCAGCTCTCGACCACGACCTGGCCGGAGCTTGCCAAGTGGCATTCCATGTCGCTATTCGGCGCCTGGTTCGACCTGCAGGCCCGCAGCCTGGTGTCGAAGGATCCGAAGCACCGCGAGAACTGGACCTTCGACGCCTTCACCTGGGAGGAGGCCAACCCGGAGACGGTCCGCGGCTTCCACAACCTCGGCAAGCGCATCGTCACCATCAACGACGAGACGTCGGCGACGCCCGATGTGATCCTGTCGGCCGAGGAAGGCTTCCTCAGTGACGAGGAGACCGAACGCATCTGGCTGATGCTCGGCAACCCGACCAGGGCGACCGGCTATTTCCGGGAGTGCTTCCCCGGCGGCAGGCGCCACGGGCTGTGGAAGACGTTCAACATCGACACCCGCAAGTCGCGGATGGCCAACCAGGTCCAGATCAAGGAGTGGATCGACTACTACGGCATCGACCATGATTTCGTGCGGGTCAACGTGCTCTCGCAGTTCCCGCGCGCGTCGTCGATGCAGTTCATCCCGTCGGACATCGTCGAGGCCGCCGCCGAGGCCTCCCGCGACCCGATGGTCACGATCTACGACCCGCTGATCATCGGCGTCGACGTGGCGCGCTTCGGCGACGACAAGTCCGTCATCCGCTTCCGCCGCGGGCGCGACGCCCGAACCATGAAGCCGCTGAAGTTCCGCGGCCTCGACACCATGCAGGTCGCCGCCCGCATCGCCGAGATAAACGAGCAGCTCCGGCCCGACGCGATCTTCATCGACGAGGACGGCCTCGGCGCCGGCGTCGTCGACCGCTGCCGCCAGCTCCAGATCCCCGTGACCGGCATCCACAATGGTGGGATACCCGACAGATCACAGACCGGCGCCCACCAGGCCGGCGCCATCGCCTACTACAACAAGCGCGCGGAGATGTGGGGCACGATGCGCGAGTGGCTCAAGGGCGGCATGATCGACGACGACCCCGAGCTCAAGAGCGACCTCACGGCTGTGGAGTACGGCTTCAAGCTGCGCAACGGCGTTGACGCCATCTTGCTGGAACGCAAAGAAGACATGAAGAAACGCGGGCTTTCGTCGCCCGACGACGGCGACGCGCTGGCACTGACCTTCGCGCTGCCGGTGGCGCCGTCGGACCACACGAGCCAGCTCACCCACAGGCCCCGCCACCAGGTCGAGTACGACCCGTTCCAGAGCTTCTATGCCCGCAGATGACTTCGTCGAACACATCGCTCATGTCACGATCCCGGGCGAGCAGGGCCATGCCGCCTATGGAATCCGGCCGCGCAGCCGCATCTATCGCGAGGGCGAGGCCGTGATCACGCTGCTGCTGCGCCGGCGCGATACCGGCGGCATCTTTTCGCGCGTGACGTTTGCTGTGGGTAACAGCCCTGCTCACGTAAAAGAAGAGAAGGCCGCGCGCGCCTTCATGGAGCGGCAGGACTCGCTGTGGTGGTACAATGCGCCGTGGCTGATCGGGGACGGGCTGGAGATCGTGGAGGCGTGATTTGCTCTCGACCAAGTGCGATCATCACGGCATCACCGTCCTGACCGCCAAGACCGGCGAGTGCCACTACTGCCACGAGATCGTGCCGCTCGAATGCTACATCAACGAAACCGGGCACAAGTTCTATCACAGCGTGATCCCGCCGGAGGAGCGCACGGATGTGCATCCGGCAAATCGAGGCTGGCAACTGATCGCTCCGAATCTATGGCAGGCACCTGCGCGTGCCCCTGGGCAGGAAGATGCATCGGTCAGATGACCCATCCATGGTGCGGCCTCTACGAGGGGCCGAAGCTCAAGCGGGCGCGACCGCTTTCGACGCCTATCGCGACGACGAGGCCCGCAAGCTGATGATCGACTTCTGGATACGCCAGCGCGTGATCGACCACGCCCGCGCCGTCGCCGAATTGCGCTCGCTCAACCACGTCGGTCTTGCCTATGTGTACCGGGACGCGATAGCGAGATCAGGCCAGGGCGGGACCTTGGTGGACTATGATCCTTGCGAAAGGGGAAGACGAGCCTAGAATCGACCGAAGCGACATGCGCGGCCAACGCCGTCGCGCCACGCGTGTCGCTGCCCAACATTGAGGCTGCGATAGCTTGTCGCTACGACGTCAATGGACGCGACGCCATCGGGCGCGCGCCTAACCATGAAGCGCTCGACAGGCTTTCTATCTGCATCCTGGTGCTCAAGAACGGCTGGACGGTCATCGGCAAATCAGCGCCGGCCAGCGCAGATAATTTCAATGCGGAGCTTGGCAAGAAACTCGCTTATGAGGACTGCATCCGCCAGCTCTGGCCACTGATGGGCTTCGCGCTGCGCGAACGACTGCACAAGGAGGGATCATGACCACACCGACCGTCGGCCGTATCGTTCATTTCTGGCGCAGCTACCAGCCCGACGTAGAGGATGACGCGCAGCCGTTCGCGGCCATCGTGACGCGCGTCCACGACCACGCGCTGGTCGATCTCCAGGTCTTCGGCTACGGCGAGGACGACGCGCCGCATCAGTTCCACGCAGCCAGCGTCCGCTTGCAGCAGGAGGGCATGGAACCGCCGGCGCAGGGCGAGGCGTTCTGCGTCTGGCCGGCGCGCGTATGAAGCGCTTCGAATACCGCACCGAGATCATCGGCCATCGTGACAGCACGATGGGCTCCAACGTCCACGTGCACCCCGAGGACCTCGATCCGCTGCTCAACATGCTCGGCGCCGAAGGCTGGGAAGTCTGGCAGCTCGACGGCTCGATCGTGCGGCTGAAGCGGGAGATTCCCGATGGCGGTTTTCATCCCGGTTGAAGGGACGCTGACCGATAAAGGGCGAGAGGCTTTCCGGCGCGCCACCTACTGGCATTCGTGGGTTGCCGCGTCTGTGCCCAATCCCATAGCAGCAGGTCTCTACATCGATGTGTGGCTGAATACCTGCGAAGTGGTGCTCGCCGACCTCCGCCGCCACGAGCCTGCCGATGGCCCTGACCCTCGCTGACCTCCGCCTCAAGGGCCGCGTCCGCCGCACCGGCACCAAGATGACGAAGGTCCAGGCGAGCTACAAGAAGTCCGACGCGCCCAAGGCCCATAGCTGCGGGATCTGTGAGTATTTCGACAAGCCCGACGCCTGCAAGCTTGTCGAGGGCGAGATCAGGCCGGAGTATGGCTGCAAGTTCTTCGAGGCAGAGTGATGGATCTCGCAACCTTCAAGCTCGTGACGGCCGTCGGCGCGCTCTTGAACAGCGCGCTGTTCCTCGCCGGATGCTTCGTCGCGGGGATTCTCTACCGCAATCCGATGGCTTGGCGCCTCGCGCTCGTGGCGGCGGGCCTGACCTATCTGAGCCACCTCTGCCATGTCCAGCACTTCCCGGGCGATCGCCTGGCCGTGTGGGGAAACATGCTGACCTGGGTGGCGATCGTGGTGTCGATCGCTGCCGGCCTCGCGCTCCTGGTGCTGTAATGGGCTTCCTGATGCCATCGCCGCCCCCGGCGCCGCCGCCACCTCCGCCACCACCGCCGGCCGCATCACCACCGATCTATGCGGGTTCCCAGGTGCAGGCTTCCGGGGCCGGCGCGAAGGCACGCATGGCGGCAGCTAGCGGGGCGGGATTTGAGGGGAGCCTGTTTACCGGGCCGCAGGGGACGCCGACGGGGCCGGTGACGAAGGGACAATTGCTGGGGACTTAGCTATCGCCGCAGATCACGGACGCAACCGATTGCAGGCATTCCGGAGCGGTGTACACCGCCATCTGGCAGAAATTCGTGCTGGGCGAGCTGATTTTGCAGCCGCGCTCTGGCTGTCACCCGCGCACGGACCCGAGACGTTTCGTGCAAATCGAACAAAATGAATGTTGCCGCCGCAAAAAGCTGACCGCGCCACGTCTCAGACGCGCGCGCGTGCGCGACGCCCATGCAGTCATCGATGCGCTCGGTCCATGTATCGATATCGAGGACATTTAAATCGCTCACGCCGCAAGCTGCCTGATCGTCTGTGCCGCGTCATGCATCCGCCGCGCCCGGTTCTGCCAGCGCGCGACCTCGAACGCCGTCGCCGCATCTGACAGGCGGATAAGCGCCCCCGTCGTTTCCGCGTGCGCGGCGGCGAGAGACGCGTGGTGCGCCTCGATCTCAAGCAGTTCGGCGATCTCGGCAAGCTCCATTGCAATGGCGGCATCATCCAGGGATTGAGAATTCGGAAACCCTAATGATTAACCACATTCCGCCGTCCGTCGCCTGGACAGATTGACTCAGTCCACATGCCTGTGAGTTCCGAGGCGATCGCTCGATACGAAAAGGCATCGCCGCTTCTCCTGGCGATGGAGGCTGCCCAGGCGCCGCCGGTGCGTCTCGATACCAGCCGCAAGGCAGTGGCGTGGAATCAGGAGAGGACTCATTACGAAGCCAGACTCCAAATGCAAAGGAGCTGGAGGTTTAGTTTCCTACAACATTGGGTTTTAATCAGCGAGTATATTGATCCCCGCCGCTCGCTGTGGCTCTCCCAGGGCGGCGTCGATCAGCCCGTCCCCAACGCCATGGTGCGCGGGCTGCCGATCAACCAGGCGATCGTCGATCCGACCGGGACCTACGCAAGGGACGTCTGTGCTGCGGGCCTCAAAGAGGGCCTCATGAGCGCGAGCCGGCCGTGGTTCAAGCTCAAGCCGGGCGTCAAGAACTTCGATCTCGATCGCGCCGCCAAGCTGTGGCTGGAGGAGGTTGAAGACCGTCTCTACACGATTATGGCCGAGTCCAATTGGCACGAGACTTGGACTCAGGCTTTCCGCGACGTAACGACATTCGCGACCGCGCCCGTCCTGATCTATGAGGACGACGAGGACATCATCCGCTGTCACTGTCCTGTGGTAGGTGAATATTTCCTGCAGGTCGGCCCGAGCTTCCGCTCCGAGGGGTTCTCGCGGCTGTTCGTTCTGACCGTCGCGCAGATGGTTGAGATGTTCGGGCTTGACGCCTGCCCCGACGACGTGAAGTCGCTGTGGACGGACAAGCAGGCGAACCTCGAAAAAGAATTCATCATCGCCCATTGTATCGAGCCGAACTTCGCCATCCAGCGCTATGGCGAGG